ATTTCGCCGTCTGCCTCCGCAATGGCCACCGCCACATCCAGCACATCTTCCGCTTCACGCGTATCGTGTTTCACATCCTCAATCTCGCGTAACGCGGCACGACGACCAATTTTAAAATTGGTATCCAGCTGACCGATAATAGTTGCGCTAATCGCATTAATTTCCGAGGTAAACGCAGACAACGCAGGCTGATTACGTAAGACCTGTTCGATCTTCGCTTTCTCGGATGCCTCGCATTCACCATCTGCATAGGCCACCAGGTATGCAGCGTTAATCACCGCCTGTGCCAGATCGCGTTTCTCAAACTTTTTAATTTCCGCTGCCGCTCTGCGGGTTTTCTTTTTGAAGATTCCAAACATCGTGACGTTCCTTTGGGTGGGTGAGCCAACGCCCGGGAGCGATCTGCCCACAGAGAAAGTCACACTGACCACTCCGTAAGCTCACCCCCGAAAGGCTCTGTGGTTGATATGCGCCGGGCGTGGCGCAGATACAAAAAAGGCCCGCCGAAGCGAGCCTGGAAAATAAGTGTGGCGCGTTGTAGTGGAGTCGAACCACTGACCGATTGCTTAGAAGGCAATTGCTCTGTCCGGCTGAGCTAACAACGCAGAATACCGATAATGGACCGCCATCGGGGACCCGCCCCCGCACCAACAACCCTGTTATGGTGTCGTCTGCTCTTCCTGATAAGCTAATGGCGGTTTGTGATGGTGGCCCTTGCTGGATTTGAACCAGCGACCTGGCGATTATGAGTCGCTCGCTCTCACCACTGAGCTAAAGGGCCGGGCGCAGGATAATAACGGTACGTAACTAATTCTGCAATATCATCCGTTCTGACTGACTACATTCTGAACTTCCCTGACCGTCTGCTCAAAACGCCCGCTCTCCAGCTCAACGCCAATTGCACGACGCCCCAGCGCCATTGCTGCTTTGACGCTACGGACATAAAAAAGCCAGCCACTGGGGGAGGCTGGCAAACTCGTAGAGCAAAATGCTGTTACGCAAACTTCGTTACAGGGTTATCCTGCAATACTTAAAATATACAATATTTAGAAAACTAATAGTGCTATATGCGATTTTTAAGATTTTGTTATTAATTACGGTCGCACCTTCCTTTCTGTGTACTTTCCGTATAGCTCACAGGATTCTGGGTACAAAAAAACCCGCGCATCGGCGGGTTCGACTGCGTGGCAATGTAACCACTCTTATCATGATATGCAGATTTTTACGATCGTAAACTATTTTTTCGCTGATAAAATACAGAGGTTCTCCCTCCCGGCAATTCACGCTCAACATACCGATCCATCTCAAGCCTCACTCCCAGCATCATCAGCATGCCTTCAACAATCCCCTCCGCTTTGTGAAGGCGTTTACCTATACAGGTGTCAGAGCACCCATGTTTCCGTGCCAACGCCATGAACGTCTCCCCCAACACGTAATAATCAACCAGCAAGTCATGCAGATCGCGATTGTTCCGGTAAAGGCGGGCTATGCACCCGCATATAATCATCGCGTCATCGTCACAACACTGTGGACGTGATTTTACTTTTTCGGGGATCAGTCCCTTAAATCCGGCAGCAATGGGCGACCATGTAACATCCTCATAGTTATTTGCCGCCCATGCACCCCAGCGCTCAAGAACCTGCCGGATATCACGCATCAGTATCTTTACCCCATCCGCGATGAACCATAAGAACACCGTTGACAATAGCGTGTCTTTTTCCTTCTTTATCGCCAGTGTATTTTCTGACCGTGTTGCGACTACAGTTCAGTATTCTGGCTACCTCGGTCTGATTTTCATATGCCTCAACGAGCATGTCAGGAATGGTTTTTACTGTGAACGTCATGCGGCCTCACTTCTGCTGTTTCGCAGGTCTTTAAGTTTCTGCTGATACTTCGCCTTGATGGCCCTGCACTCTTCGACAGTCCAGCGATGGCGGTTATGGTTTGATTCGATTTCGTCTACTGCTTCCTGCCCGATGCGATTAATCAGTTCGACGCGATACGGAACGAGATTTCCGCTTTTGTGCTGGTTGCACACCACGCATTGCTTGTGAATATTGCGTTCATCAAATCGGAGTTGAGGTGCCGCAGCAGTTGTCCGGTAATGTCCGGCATCCCACTGAGCAGACGTGAGCGTTCCGCACGAGATACATGGTAAGTCGCGGTCTCTTTCTCTGATGAAGGCGTTTACGGCTTGTTGGGCTTGTTTAATCCAGTAACTGCGGGGCTTTAAGGCGAGTTTTCGAATCTTAATTTTATCTTTCTGTTTCTGCTCCTCTCGTCGTCGTTTCTTCTCTGCTGTTTTTTCCGCCTTTTCGCGTTCTTTATTTCGTCGTTCGAGCGCTAATTTAGTTCCGTGTTCCGGGCTGCACCACCACTGATTTGAGAATGCCGGGTGAAACCATTCCTTACAGATTTTGCATTTCCTTCGCGCTGGTTTAGCCATTAAGCAGCCTCCCCTGTTACTTTAAGCATTCCGTTATCTAGCAGCTTTCTTGTCAGCCACTGTTGACCACGCCCGGTGATTTTTGTGGTGAACGATATCTGTATTCCGTGATTTGTGTTGACCGCTGTTTCTTTCACTGTGAAATAGCCACGATCCATATATTCCTGCATTGGCACATTGCGCCGGGAGCCTGAAGCAATAAGGATTTTGTGATCGCGCATCCACGCAAACAGTTTGTTTGGACCAATACCAACAACCTTTGCAAAGTTTCCAATCAAAATTCCGCTGGCCTCGCCAACTCGATCGGCAAACTCAACTTTAGGTGCTGCGAGAGCAAGCTGTTTCTCCAGTTCAGCCTTCTGGTCTTCAAGGTCGGCCGCAAGGCGCAATGCCTCAGAAAAGGTTTGTGGTATTTTCGCGGTTGCCCCTTCGAGTTCTCGCCAGCGGTCAACAAGGCGAGCGGTGAATTCCGGCGACAACTGAGCGACGACAATAATGCTGTCTCGCTTACCTTGTTCGCCTTCGAATACATACACACGAAAACTTTGATTTAAGCCTAACCCATTGATTCTTCCACAATCCTCAATTTGAGGATGTCGGATAACACCATTTTTAGCCAGCATTTCGATAGTACGTTTCACATTGTCATGACGCTTACCTGTAAGCTCAGAGATTTCAATGCTGGTCATTTTGATGACGTTGCTATTTATCAGCTCGTTCATTGTCATGTCCTCTCATATTGAAAATTCACCAATAAAAAACCCAGCCGAAGCTGGGTTTGTTAAGTTGTCAATTGTCAGTAGCGATGTAGTGAAGGAGGTAATTCTTTGTTCTTAAGCCTTACCCATGCGGAAAGATTCGTTGGTCCGTCTGGCTCATTAATATCAACATCTCGTGTGTGATTGATTAAAACGTCTCTCGCCATTCCAATAACATACGAGAACTCATGACCGTAGTCGTAACATCTGCCGGAATAGTTCGATTGAATTTGTTTTAGCGCCGGATACAGTTCGCGGAATAATGCCTGTGAGCGGTTGGCATAATCCCATAGCCATACAAGGCTGTTTGCTTCTTTTGCGGAAAGCTCGTTGGTGCTCTTCTCTTGTTTGCCAGTATTTTTCTCGCACTGGCTGAAATAGCAGTCTTCCAGTTTTTCGAACACATCCCACGCCTGATCAGTTTCGAGCATTTTTGCGTGACGGGCTGCGCCTCGTTCTGTCCAGAGGATGAGGGAGCGGGTTTTTGGGGAAATTTGTAAACCTCTTTGAGAGGTTCGCAAACTATCAAGTTCACAGCCACTTACTTTAAAGAAGTGTTTTCCTGCAATGAAACGACATTCATTACGTTTGAAGTTCTGCCGTATATGTTTTTCTTCAGTTTTGTATAGATTTGCCAATAACCCTGTTGTTATTACAGGGACGTTAGAGTAAGTAACGACGACGAGGGATTCTACAGCGAGTTGCATGGTCATAACGACCTCCTTTAGCTTTTTCTGAAATTACCACCTCTGATAGTGGTGTCGGGAGGTTCAGAACGGCCTAAAGAACCGCGGACTTATTCCCCTTACGGGTGTTGTATTCGTCGCCCTCCCGACATTGTTCGGGGATGTGACAGCACATTGTGCTATCACTGAATAACAGGCATAAAAAATCCAACACTGACGGGGTTGGTTTTGTCCGCTTTAGAGAGGTTCTGACGCCTCACAAAGATAAATCTACAAGTAACGACCTATAACGTCAAGCCCGATCGGTTTCGAGCATTTTTGCGTGACGGGCTGCGCCTCGTTCTGTCCAGAGTATGAGGGAGCGGGCTTTCGGGGAAATTTGTAACCCTCTTAAAGATGGTTGCAAATTTTGTGAGTTACTTAAAGTAACCCGCAAATTTTGTGAGTAGTTTAAAGCTACCCGCAATTCTTTAAGGTCATTACCAACAACTTTGAAAAAGTGTTTCCCTTCAACGAAGCGTACTTTGTTCTCATGATGATTCTGGCGAATACGCACCGGCTCAGTGCCGTAAAGCTGCGCCAAAAGTTCGGTGGTAATAACAGGAATCTGGTTATGGGTGATCGGGGAGAGAGTTTCAACAGAAATTTGAGTTGTCATAATGACGCCCTCTGGTGGTTTCTTAATAACTCACCACCGACGACGCCAATCGTCTGGTGGTGAACTGTGCAGGGTTGGCGTAACCGGGAAACCGACCGGCGCGGATCTCTCCGCCCCCACACAGCCCACCATACTTCAGATGTGCGCGTGCATACGACAATAAAAAACACGCTCGCGGCGTGTATCTGTCGCGGTCTCTATCCAGGACGCCAATCCCGACGCCAGATTTTGCTGGCGCGTGAGGAATATAGCCCCGAATAAATCATCGCGTCAATCACCTTGTTTTCCTCGCACGATGTCTTAGCCACCGGATAT